TGTCAGTGCCGGTAAAATAGGGCGAGAAATCCAGCCCTAATGTCGCCCGTTGCTCCTGTCCCATCCCCAATATGTCGGCTAGTGTATTTTTGGCAAGGCCGGTAGTATCGTTCCATGTGTTGGAGGCCCACTGCCCAAGATAGTCGCCAGGGTTATAAGATGGGTTGTCCGTTGCCATCCGCCTTCTAACATCGTAAATTGTGGACAATGGCATATACTGCCGCATCATGTACTGCTGCGCCGGATTATAATAGCTTTGATCCCCCAGGCCTAAAGCCTGTAAATAGGATGTATAAGGGCTGTACACTTCTTCGGTCTGAGTTCCGGTAGTAGGTCCAAGCCCCATGTTGCCTCCCAGCAAATCAGATAAATTGCTGCCCTGCCCGGTAATCGAATCAGCCGGGTCACTCCAAGCAGCCCAGTCATCACCATACCCTGTTTTCCCGAAGCCTAACCCTTCTACTCCAGTGGCTTGCTGCCCGCCCATCAGAGTCCTGACCTGTTCGACCAGTTTGGATACCTGGTTCTTTAGCTCTTCTATGACTTTATCAGGCGTGTATATCGTGGTGCCGGAGGATTTCTTGCTGGAACTGCCCCCACTTACCTGTGTTTCTTTCAGGTTTCCCGGTTCTCCAGTCCATTTAACCTCTTTTACATTCATGGGGTCTTTATCGTCTACCCAGTAGTTTTTCCCTGTATAATCATCATATACATATCCCATTGTCTCACTCTCCTATATTCGATTCACTGTTCCCTGCGGCTGCATGTTCGCCTGTAGTATCGCTTTCAGTTGCGGCGGTATCGGCTTGCCTTCCGCTTGCATCTTCGCCGCTAACATGGCTAATTGCTCTAATTGCTGCGGGTTTACCTGCGGTATTCCGCCTGCCCCTTGAGGCGGAGCCTGCCCTTGCATGCCTCCCGGCTGAGGCTGTCCCGGCTGAGGCTGTCCTCCCTGCGGTGAGGGTACAGAGGCCAGTAATTCCTTCGCCCCTTCCAGGTCGCCTTGATTGGCTAACTCCATCGCTAACCGTCTAACCTGTATCTGCGGTATCTGCTCGATCATCCGCTTGACTGTCTCTTCCTCTATCCGCTTGTCCTCACTGTCGGGATTTTGCAGCTTGATGATCTTTTCCCTCGCTGTGTAGTCGGATATCAGAGGCCTGCCATACGGAGGCCTGCCCTGTGTCGCCGCTAATGCCATCTGTAATTCGGCGGCTTCATCTCTCGGCAGCTTCGGCTCACACTTCACATTGATGTACCAGCCGTCCATGATATCATCCGGCGAGGCTTCTACTGTCCAGAACTTGCCGTCAGAGTTGAACCCTTTTAAGGTGATATTCTGCCCTTTGGCTTTGAACTGTATCAGTATCTCTTTGCATAACCACTTGTAAGCCCTCTCTATCAGACTGCTAAAAGGGTCATATATCGATCTGGTATTGTCGTTAATCATGGATAACGCAGCCCCACTGTGCGCCTGCGGATCAAGCCCGTAACCTATCGGATAAGGTACGGTTGATTGGTTTAAATCTTTGTCTAATATGTCCAGTATGGCGGCTGATTCCGCCGGTACTTTGGGAGGCTCTAACGGCCTGATGTTCTCTTTGTCCTTCTTGATCCGAATAACCTGCCACGCTTCCCACGGATCACCCTTGATACCCCTTGTCCCATCCTCACTCTCAAATAACAGCGTACCCGCTACGCTCTTTTCAGCGGTGTCCATAATGAAGCTGACCTGCTTGTTGAATGGCTCGTATATCCCCCGTGAAGATGCCCATACGGATTTGGCACGGTACTTTAACTGTAATTCGTGGTTTCGGTTATATACGCTCGGCATGCTCCCGGCAAACTCTATCCACGCCGGTACATGATCTAATCCGTGAGGCACTGGCTCCTTGACAAATTGCTTCCCGTCCTCAGTCGTCCCATCTACCAGCACCACGGCGTTAATCTTACGGGTGTAAAAGTCGATTATCCGCACGGTATCGCTCTTGACCTCTTTATTGTACCTCTCCTGTGCCTCTATCTTGCTCATGGTGTATTCGTAAGACCACCAGTTTAGCCCGTTATGCCCCTTCTCCCATGCCATGTGCAGTACGTCAGCATACCGTATGTCAATAACAGTGTTCTTTTCGTCATCAGGATAGATCAGGCACAGCACACCCACAGCACCTCTGGCACATCCAAACCAGCCTAACCCCTCACGTAATGGAGGCTCCCCATTCTCGGATAATTGCTCGTCCGCCTGGTTGAGTATGCCGGTCAGTATCTGCTCCCCTTTGTTGGCTGCGTTGCGCTCTTCCTCCGGCGCATCCTCCGGTACGGCTATATTCCAGGTTAGACTGGCTTTGTTGATCCCGGTCAATACCTTGTCAAAGTCATTAAGCGGCTTGGGTGAGGTGTAAGATTGATGCCCTTGCTCGTACTCGTAAGGCTTGAGCGTGAACAGGTCAAAATCTGTGTCTATCTGCTGTACCAGATCGTTGTATGCCTGCCCCTTGCGCATATCGTCAACCATCTGCATTATAGAGGCAGGGGTTAGCTCCTTGTTGGGTTCCTTAATCTTCTTCCGTGGCATTATCGCCTCCGTCTAAAGCTCTGTACCTGAGCATAATTAATCGTATCCTTCAGCATCTGCCGGGAAGGCCGGCAGTCCTGTACTAATGTAATCTCACTGCCCATAACCAGCCTGTGGCTTGCTACAAAATACCGGCGGCTGTCGATCCCATGACTCCATTGATGGGTTGTCTTGTCGGTGTATTGCTCTACCCCGTTGATCATCCGCTTGATATACCGATAGTTGCGCTGCTCTTTGATGCAGTCAACTGAGTCCTTAGTCCAGTGCTGGTAAAACTGGTTGACCCGCTGGATACCGTACTCGACACTGCCCGGCCCCTTGACTGCCTCCATGACGTTAAATCCTAGCTGGCGTATCTCCTCAATTGATTTAGGCTCGTTGGGATCGGCATATATTGGGTCATACCGGCCTACCCCTGCTAACTCCATCCGCTGCGCTATCTGTTGGTTGGTCAGCCCGGACTGCCGGAATACCTCATGGGAGTACAAACGATCACCTATAATGACGTGCTTGGTCAAGACAGATGGGTCAGTATTAAAGCCGAAGTCCAGACCGTACCCCATGAAGCCGCTATCCGGCAGCTTGTCTACCTGCTCAAAGTTGGGATGTACCAGCCCCTCTATCTTGCCCACCAGACCCAGACCGTACACGTTCCACCAGTTCGGGTCCTTGTCTCGGTATGACTCAATGTCCTTGACCGTCTGCTCCGGCAATACCCCGGCCTCTACCGCATCCAGATAGGTAGAGTGGCTGTAGGCGTTGCCGGGATCATCCATCCAGTACTCGTGCGCCCAGAACTGCCCCACAGGGTTCCAGTCCAGTACCGTAAAATCAGATGTACGTACATCCATATTCCTGGCTGCGTCCCAGGGTACATTGTTGGCCTCATTGATGTATAATATGTTGCGTCTGGGACCTCTGGTCTTGCTGGCGTCGTCCGCACCGAAGAACTCAAATACACCTTTCCAGTTCGGTCTGCGATATACAAACTCGGTCTTGGAGAAATACGGGTTGTTGTCGGGAGACTCGCCTAGGATGCTAAAAAAGTCTCTCAACACGCCTCGCCTCATGTGCGGCAGGCTCTCAGAGACACAGCTTATTAGCTTAGGCTCATCTATCCGCATGGCTATTATTATTAGTGCCTGGATAGCTGACCATGTCTTGGTTGAGGATGTGCCGCCCTCTAGCAATATCCGGCGGTCACCATTAACCCAGGCTCTGAGGATATCATCAAAGACTTTGGAGGTCTTGAAGGTTATTGATGGTGCTGATACCATAGACAAGCCCCTATACAATCCGTAATTGTGTATTAATACTGCTGTAATTGGTGGTTAAATACTGTATTTTAGCCTCGTAGTTCGCACAATATATATTATGTAATTTATGCTTTTTGAGGCTAAATGTCTTTGCCCTGTGCTTCTGCCGGTCCTGCCATTAGCTGCTTAGGCCGGTTGCCGATGCTATCTAATAGCTGCTTGCTGCCCTCTGAGCGCACCAGTACATTAATAGTGGTGTTAGAGTTGTTAATCACAGTACCGGCAGGTGTGCCGACCATCTCCATCCTGTTAAGCTCGGAGACTGCCTTGATGTTGGCGTTACGATCTAGCCCGAATTTGCCCTCGTTATCTTCCAGGGCGAATTGTGTCAATAGTTTCTTGCGTTGTGAGACCGTAAGTACTGCGTCAGTCTCAGTAGAAGCCATCAATTCAGCCAATTTAGCTTTAATCTCTGGTTTTGTCTGGTTCTCCGACGCAATTTTACAGGCAGTTTTCGGCGAATAACCAGCGACAATAGCGGCATTAGTAGCGTTACCAGACTTAACATATTCAGCGCAAAACTTATGTTGTTTAACAGTAAGTTTCCTAGCCATAGATGCAAACTCCAAACAAATAATTAAGAAAGAAAAGAACCAAAAGAAAGAATACTCTCTCTTTTTATAGTTCTTTTTTTAATTAGTTCTTTATATACTATTTCTTTATAGCGGTATGGATATGTCACCATCACGTGGTGTTTATTTGTCACTATTACCAGGTATGGATTTGTCACTAATTAATCCTGTAATGGTTAACTCTGCCAATTAGTTTTTTACGTATCAGTCCCGTATCTATCAGTGAGTTAATCACTCTAATAGCTGTCCTTCTTTCGATATTACATTTCTTAGCTATTGTGTTGTAGCTTGGGAAAGCCTCTGATTTGTTATTCTGGCAGCGGTAGAGGTACATCAGGACTACCAACTCACTCGCTGATAATCCAAGATCGAATACACTGTTAGGTACCCGGAAGTAATTATGCATAGCACTCCCTCAATGCTCCCTCTTTTTGTGATAACCCAGGGGCAGGCCGTGAGGGATAACGGCTTTTCGCTCCGTCGAGCTATCCC